CTTCAATTGAGTCAATAATTGCTGGGAGATTATCAATCACCCATGCTGCACCTAAGAGTGATAATAACTCAAAAAGTTTATCTAACAATCCTTTGACTGGTGCAGTTGTTGCCTCAGCAACTCTCCCTAAAGCATTTGCTGCATTAGAAACAGCACCCTTAAGTCCCTCTAATAATCTCTCAGCACCAGCACGAAGACCTAATTCAATTCTCCTTCTGTCTTGTCTTGTCTGTGTTTTCTCTTCCTTAAGTTCTGCCTGCTTTTCTTCTGTGAGAGTAGAAAATAATGTCTCAATATTTTGTCTATTTTTCTCTACCTGAACTTGAACCTGTTGAACAGACTCTTGATTAGAAACTTGTAGTTTCTGCATCGTAGAAGTCATAGAATTGACTGCTACAATCGCAGAAGTTGCCTGAACTTGTTCTTTTCTTCCTTCAGCACCTCCTGCTCCGCCGTCACCACCTCCAGAGCGACCAGCGTATCCTCTACGACCAGAAGCACGCTTAAACATGGAGATACGCTCTTCCTTAGACAAGTATGAACCTGTCTGAGGGGAGACTCCAGATGTAGCAGCGCCTAATAAACTCATTACTTCTGTGATAATCTTTGCTCTTCTTCCTCAATCCATTGTTTGAGGAGCATGATGTAAATTTCTCTCTCCCAAGGAATCATGTCCTCAAGTTCAGTCAAACTATACTTATGGTGTTGGATTAAAGCAAAATTTGTCTTATAGTATGACTCAAGGTCTTCATGAGCCATACCTATGCGAAAAAACTCGCTAATCCTTCCAATACGATTGAATTAGTTACACCAGTCTCAGGATTCTCAACCTCAATGGTATGAGATAGTTTAGGCATTGTATCAAAGAACTTCTCCAACTTGCCAAAGTTTTTAGGTTCTAAATCTTCAATCCAAGAAATCAACTCCTCTTTTGTAGAGTCAGATGCTGCCCAAGATTCCTCTTCTGTATAAATTTGATCAATACAAGAAGCAATGAGACCAAGACTTGCTTCAACTGTGATGTTGTTTTGATCTTGACTCATCAATTCATCCATTGAAGGATACTTCATCAAAACTGAGTATGTATCATCCAGTTGAATCTTTGGGTCATGCTCTTCATCAAACACAACACCAACTTCATCTAAGTGAATGGTAACAGGAACTTTGGTTGCTCCATCATCAGGGCACGTAACAATAACCTCAACATCAGAACCGACAGATCTACCACGAATAGCAAGGAAAATATATTCAATATCAAAAGTTGATAAATGATCTACTTTGAATCCACGAGTCTGAACACAAGCTTCAATCACCTGCTTAATTCCACTGATCATCTCTTTCTGACTACCAGACTCCTGAGCTAGAATAAGAACTTTCTCTTCTCTCACCAAGAAGGGACGATACTTAATCTTTTTTCCAGTAGAAGGGACAGTCAATTCATGAGTGATTTTAGCAATCTTTGGTAACGCCATAATGTAGTAAAAACATAATGTGAGTATTTTTATTTAGTAGGTCAGTTTTGAATCAATTCCATTAGGGGTAGGGCATTTACACTGTTGATTTCACTCTGCTTGATTTCGTATAACTGTGTTCCAGCATTGCCGACAATATAGTTTCTATTCGCTTTCAAGTGTCTATTAATTCCACTGAATCCCCACTCATAGACACCCGTTACTGTGACGAATGGGTATCTATCATAGAGCAACTCCGGTTTAGCAGCATAGTATTCAAAGACATACGTCTTTCCTGGGATTGGCGTTGGAGATGGTGTAAGGACATCAGTGAGTGCCGCCATGACCTCAAATGCCTCCTCAGTCCCAACTAACCCATCAACGACTGGTTTGACCCGATCATTCGTGGTTGTCTTCTTAACGGCATTTCTTTGATTGTTGACTGTTTTTCTAGGCATTATACTCCAAGATCATTTTCAGTCATAATTTTGAATTCCCATCCCTGATCTATACAAAATTCTTTTGCTGCTTCCCACTTAGCAAGATTTTGAGAGTACAGTGACTCAGCAATCATGGTGCTCTTTGTTTTCTTCTTATACTTTGGTGGTTGAGTTTCTTTCGCTGGTTTGACTTCAATCAACATCTTTTTCTTCTCACCATTCTTGTTGATATACTCGATGTAGAAGTCGGGGAAGTATCGTGCTTTTCTCTTTTTGACTGGATTGTAATAGGGAATTTGTATTTCTTCGCTTGCCCATTTTAATACCTTTTCATTGGTATCACAATATCTCATCATTCGTCGCTCCCAGAGTGAGCGGTATACGATATTCTTAGCATCTCCAATATATTTCTTCGGGTAACTCGGTTTAAAGATACCTTTATAAGACATAATAAATACAAGTAGAATCATATATTAATTATTTAGAGTGCCAGAAAATCTTACGTTAAAAGATGTTGCTCCCATTATTGGTAACCCCTCAAGAAATAATTACTTTGAGGTGAGTTTTGGTGGGTTATCAGGAGGTCTCAGTTCTTACCTTAGAAATAGGGGAGTTGGTGCTAAATTTATCAGTGGATCTATGGGTCTAATGTGTTATGAAGGTAGTCTACCAGGATCATCTCTAGCAGCAGTTGAATCAAATAACTGGCAGGGATACACTGAAAGTTTTGCTCACTCTAAAATATACAACAATCTATCACTTACATTCTATTGTGATAAAAAATATAAATCTTTGAAATTTTTAGAGCACTGGATGGAATACTGTTTGAGTGGAAATGGAACTTCTGGTTACAACCTCAACAATTATCAATATCGTGTTAAGTATCCTCTTGATCCCGCTGACGGATATAAGTCAAATATGACTCGTATAGTCAAGTTTGAAAATGACTATGATAAAACAATGACCTATAGTTTTATTGGATTGTATCCACAAAATCTATCTTCAGTTCCAGTTAGATATGGTCCCAATAATGAGTTGACTCGTGTGACCTGTGACTTCAAGTTTGATCGGTATATTGCAGGTAAAGCATATAGTATTGATTTTGCTAGAAATTCGGAAAATAATCTTCTTGATAATGTCAATGATTATATCTCAAATATTTCTGGTGTTATCGACGATGTGAGGTCTGGAAACGTCGGTAGTCTAATCGGTAGATTAATCAACTAAATAAAGTAGGGAGGTATTACAATGGGAAGAAAAAAACGGGCGGGGTCTGCTCTTCGCTATCCTATTACTATGAGAATAGATGGAAAGACTGATTATCTTTCAATCAACGTCGTTGAGTACAAACCGCCTGGACTTAGAACCGGTAGTGGTAATTTTGTTCAGAGCACAAGCACTGGAGAAATCAGAAGAGGGAGGAATATAAAACAATCCATCATTTTACCAATGCCGGTCGGTTTGTCCGATACCAATGCTGTTGCCTGGGATGAGGATAGTGCTAATGCCCTTGAACTTGCTGGGGCAGAAGCATTCCAAGATCTCGTAAAAGCAGCTAAACTTGATAGCGGAAATTTTCAGGCAGTTGTTGACAGAGTTACAACACAAGGTAAAGCTTCTCTCGAAAAATTTACTGCAGGTCTAGATCAAAATACAAGAGAAAATATTCTAAGATATTTTGGTGCTAAGGCAGTTGGAGTCTTTGGTTCTACTATTTCTCCCCAATCACTTGTAACTAGAGCATCGGGTCAAGTTCTCAATCCAAATATGGAATTGCTCTTCAAAGGTGTAGCATTGAGAAGTTTCCCATTCAGTTTTACCTTTACACCTAGAAGTAGGGACGAGTCACAGGTAATTAAGGCAATTATTAGAACTTTTAAAACCTCAATGGCAGCAAAAACAACAGTAGCAGGTTCTACTGGTGGTAGAGGGATTTTTATTCAATCACCTGATGTATTTGAATTGGAATTTAGGAGAGGTAATAAGAAACATCCTTTCCTCTTTACAATGAAACCAATGGCACTCAAAAATATGGGCGTCAATTATTCTGATACAGGTGCTTACACCACATATGAAGATTCTACACCAGTCAAAATGACAATGAGTCTCAGTTTTACTGAATTGAATCCTGTATATCACGAAGATTATCAAGATTCCGAGTCAAGTAAAGGAGTCGGTTACTGATGTCTTATTTTAGAGAACTACCGAATCTAGAATTTGAAAATTTCCTTGAGTCCTCAACTGGTTCTCAGGATTATATCTTGATGAAGAACATTTTCATCAGAGGAAAACTTCGTGATGATCTACAAAATGTCTTTACTATCTTCAACAAATATGAGATTGAGGATGATGAGAGACCAGACCAAGTTGCTGATGAATTATATGGCGATCCCTTCCTGGATTGGGTTGTTCTAATCACAGCAAACATTATCAACTTCCAAAATCAGTGGCCTTTAACTCAGCAACAACTTTATGATTATGTTGAGAACAAGTACGGAGTAGAGAAAATAAACGCCACTAAATACTATAAGACTAGAGAAATTCGTAGAAAAAGCGACAATACGCTCATTTTGCCCGCCGATCTCAGAGTCGGTAAAGACTTTTCAATCCCAGATCCTGATACGATTGGAAACATTCTATATCCAGCAACTGGTGTTACGAATTATGAGTGGGAAACTTCTCTAAATGATGATAAGAGACTGATCTATGTATTAAGACCTGAGTATCTCCAGCAGTTTATAAAAGATATGAGAGATATTAGTAAGTATGGATTCAATAGTGAGTTTATTGATAATAGAACAATTAGAGTGACGAACAGCAAGGTTCTATCGCCATAAAAAAAGGGGGTCATTGACCCCCTTTTCTATTAGTCAGCAAGCGATTGGAAGTACGC